AATGTCACACAGCATTAAGGAGGGGACTTCGGTCCCCTTTCTTTGGAGGAAAATATGAAGCAATATAGAAAAAAACCTGTAGTAATTGAAGCATTACAATTTTGTGGAAACTTTGATGAACTTGAAGATTGGATTGGAGGAGATGCTGAGTTTAGAGATGGAGAATTACTTATTGCTACATTAGAAGGCCCTCTCCGAGCAGCTCCTAATGACTACATCATCAAAGGAATTAAGGGAGAATTTTACCCGTGTAAACCAGATATCTTTGAAGCATCTTATGAAGAGGTATAGATATGTCAAGCGAAGAATACCGATCCCGTCTATCAATAGACATACGGACCGATCAGTACTTTAAATTAAGGGATATCCTCCCTCATGGATCGCAGAAGATAATCTTTTCGGCCCTCATAGATGGCCTCATTGCTATCCATGCCAAAGGAGGATTCGAAGCCCTGGCCCCCATTATGTCTGGGCATCTTGATGTGGTGCAATTGGCTAAGGCGGGTAAGGAGTATACACATAGTGTGAATAAGGGGTAAGGTTATGGCCACCATTGACTCCCTTCGTCTCTCTATTACCGAAATCCCTTACTCCGAGGTAGTGGAATTGCTCCACGTAATTCGGGCCAATCGGCGTAGACGCCCAGAGAAATCTCTCCGAGCCCAAAAATCCACTCCGGCCAAAGTGGCTAGGGCTCCCAAGAAAACCAACCTAAAGCAGCAGGATATCTTTGCATTTACATCTGGGTTAGGTGCAGATGCTAAGAAGGCCCTGGCCGCTGAACTAATGAAAGGACTTATGGAATGAATAAAGAATCCAATCTACAAAACATCCTTGTATCCGATATAGAAATCGGGGACAGGTTCCGAAAGGACTACGGGGATATCGGGCAGTTCATCTACTCAATCAAGAGTAAGGGCCTAATCACTCCAATTGCCGTAGGTATTACTGAGAATCTTAACATAGATGGAGAGAAGTCCGACAAGAAATATACCCTCCTCGCGGGTGGCCGCAGGATGCAAGCCATCACTGATCTTAAATGGACTACGGTTCCTGCCAAGATCTTTGACCAGCCTTTGACAGAACTTGACTACCGGGCCATTGAACTAGCTGAAAATCTTGACCGCAAAGATATGTCCTTCGTGGAAGAGATTGCCCTAAAACGCAAGATCAATGATCTCCAGATCGCCATCCACGGACAGAAGCATAGCCGTGCCCCCGGTGCTGATGGCTGGTCTCAAGCCGACACTGCTAAACTCCTCAAGGAAACTCCCACTAACCTAAGCCGTGACCTGAAACTAGCAGATGCCATTGAACAGTTCCCGGACCTCGGTCTGCAGAATTGCAAGAGCAAAGCCGACGCAGTTAAACTCCTTAAATCTGTGGGGAAGAAGCTAGCTAATGGCCACGCGGCTGATGCCTTCAAGAAAGAAATCAAGGGAAAGGTAGGCCGGATCAATCGTCTTGTGGATTCCTACATCCTTGGAGATTGCCTGGTCACTATGAAGTCCCTCCCTGATAACACAATTAACTTCATAGAAATAGACCCTCCATACGCTATGGACCTCCATGCTAAGAAGTCCCAAGGTAGTATGCTTGCTATAATGAAGTCACTCCAGACAACTACGAAGTCTTAATGCGTCAAGTATTCAAAGAATCCTTCCGAATCCTTCGCCCTGATAGCTGGATGATCTGCTGGTTTGCAATGGATCCTTGGTTCCATAAGATCTCACAGTGGATAGCTAATGAGGGCTTCAAGTTTAATCTTCTCCCCGGACTTTGGTGCAAGCCTAATGGCCAGACTCAGCAGCCGGAGACTACTCTTGCCAATACTTATGAACCATTCTTCTATTGTCGTAAGGGAAGTCCTAAGATCGAGAAGATGGGCCGGAGTAATGTCTTTGCCTTCAACCCCTTGTCCCATACCAAGAAGTATCACCCCACTCAGAGGCCCATTGAGTTGATGGATGAAATCTTTACAACCTTCACTAAGCCTAACCAAACAGTTTATGTCCCATTCCTGGGGTCTGGAGTCTCCCTCATTGCCGCTGAAAGGGCATTGTGTAAAGGGTTTGGTAATGACCTGACTAAGGATTTCAAAGATGGATTCGTAGTTAATGTTAAAACTTTCTATCCGGAGGGGTAATGAGTAATTTAATTCTCTTTTTCGACACCGAGACCACGGGGCTTCCTACCAAGCAACTCTACACCCATCCATCTCAACCTAAAATCCTGCAACTAGGTGCAGCTCTGGCCACACAAGAGGGTGAAATCCTAGAAACCATCAACACCCTGGTCAAGATCGGAGATACTACCATCAACCCTTATGCCCTTGCTGCTCATGGCATCTCCGCTGAACGGGCCAACACTGAGGGCAAAGAACAGGCGGAAGTCTTCGCGCAATTCCATGATCTGGCCATGGCATCTGAGGCCCTATGCTGTCATAATTTTAACTTCGATATTAAACTATTTCACATCACAGCAGCACAGCTCCAAGAGAAACTGCCAGACTCTGACCTGATGATGAGTGAGATTGCCGACCTACCGTTTTACTGTACTATGCAATCCACGATTAAATTCTGCAATCTTCCATTCCCCTCTGGCAGAAAGGGGCAGAAGTTTCCCAAGCTTGAGGAGCTCTATCGTATCCTATTCCAGGAAGACTTCGAAGGTGCTCATGATGCTATGGCAGATATTACTGCAACTATGAGATGTTATTTTGAACTTAAAAAGCGAGGGATAATGTAATGAGTACTTGCACAGGAGAATTTGATGATAGTGAAACTCCCAAATTCTACTCAAAGCCCGGAGAGTTTATGGTTAAAATAGATAACTATTCTAGTAATCCTACACTCTCTAAACGGGGAAAAGACTGGTTAGTATTTTCAGATAAAGTCCTTAAACATATCGAACGCTATACTGTCCCCCAATACGGAGATAAGGGTAGTGACCAATGCACTGAATTCACAGAGCAAGATTTCATCACTAATATCAAACGCTACCTTAACCGCCACAATAAAAGCATACGGCTGGGGCAGAACAAACTTGACAAAGTCAAGATGGCCCATTACATCCAGATGCTCCACGATTTGATTGAGGATTGATATGTCTAGGTCCACCTACGTCCCACCAACAGGTAAGAAGGATGCTCCTTTCATCATCGTAGGTGAGCAGCCCAATAGGTTTGATATACTAAATGGCCGACCATTCTCTGGCTACGATGGGACAGAACTCTTTGATGATCTCCATCTAGCCGGAATCAACAAGGCCGATTGTTATTTGACTAATGTCATCAAAGATGCTGACGCTCTCCTCTCCTCCTACATTGAATTCCATCCTAGGAGAGGGACAGTTATCCACCCCAAGGGACAGGAGTACATAGATGAACTCGCCAGAGAACTTAACAGCTGCACGGGGAAAGTTATTATCGCTCTTGGAAACGTTGCTCTATTTGCGTTGGCTGACAGGGTCGGAGTTACTAAATGGAGAGGATCGGTTATTACACCCACACTGGTTTCAGGAAAACTACTTGTGCCAAGTAACCATCCTTCAACAATCTGGCTTCAATACACAAACAAGCGCTTGCTTATCTATGATCTCAAGCGTGCAAAGGAAGTTGTCGAAGGCCGTTGGAATCCCCTTGAAAGATCTATAACCATCCGGCCTACATATCTCCAGTCACTACAGTTTCTCAAGACCTGTGAGTTGTGGGGGAAACTGGGCAACCCTGTTGCTTATGACATTGAGGTAGATGTCTTTAATGGGGAGATGACTTGTATTTCCTTTGCTTATACTCCCACTGACATTATGTCCATTCCTTTTGTCTGTGAGCATGGAGATTACTTTACCCCTCCCCAGGAGGCCGATATCTTAATTCGGATAGGAAGAATCTTAGAAGATTCCGACATCCCTATCTTGGGCCAGAATCTAGTATTCGACTGCACCTACATGCTGAGGAAATATGGAATCAAAACAACTAACATCCATGATACGATGGTTGCTCAGAAGACTCTCCTTACGGATTATCCTGTTGCTTTACATTTTATATGTAGTATGTACACTGACATTGCCTACTACAAAGACGACGGAAAGTATTGGCTCAAGGGGATCGGTAGTTGGGAATCCGGCTGGAGATACAACGCGTTAGATAGTGCCGTATGTATTGATGCTTATCCTAAGCAGGTTAACTCTTTGATCAAACAGCATAACTATCCGGCCTATGAACGTAAGCGACAATCCATTCTTCCATATGTCTACATTATGGAGCACGGGATTAGAATTAATCTTGGCTCCATGCAGCAGGCTTATGATGAGATGGGATGGGAGCAGGAGGCTGTCCTCAAACAGTTGCAGGCGTTGGCCGGCTTCCCTCTCAACCCTAACTCCCCTAAACAAGTTAAGGAGTACTTCTATGTCACTAAACGACTCCCAGCATATAAGGGAAAAGATGGCTCAGTCACCACAGATGAGAAAGCACTTAAACGAATTGCAAGAAAGGGTTATCGAGAGGCTAGCCTCATCCTTAAACTCCGGGGACTTGGGAAAGAGCGAAGTACTTTCCTCGATCCTGGAAAAGTTGATCAGGACGGGAGAATGCGCTGCTCATATAACCCTGTCGGCACCCGATTCTCAAGGGCATCAAGCTCTGAAAATATCTTTGGTACAGGAAACAATCTACAAAATCAACCTCACAGAGTCCTATCCCATTTCCTAGC